CCAGCCGTCTGGCTGATGTTGAGCGTCATGTAGTGCTTGTCGGCCCAGGGCTCCGGGATGGTGGCCTTGCCGATGGTCCGCAGCACGTCGTTGACGGAGTAGGCTGCCGAGCCGATCAGCGCCTGGATCGAGGAGGCGTTCTCCATGATGTCATAGTGGATCAGGTTGGAGCTGTCGAAGACGATCCGCTCCCCGGCCAGCACCCGGTCCTTGCTCAGCCGGATCCGGCAGGCCTCCCGCTCCACCTGCTTTCCGATGGTGTCGATGGGTCCGGAGAGCAGCCGCGTCATGGCCGTCTTGTCGTCCGCCACCTTGCCCAGGACCATCACCGGCGGCACGCACATGGTCATGGCCGTCTCGTTCCAGATCTCCGTGGCCAGCTCCCGGAGGTCCTTGCTGTCCAGCTTGCTCTTGTCGCCGCCGGTGATCTGCTCGTATTTGTAGCCGTCCCACTCCGGCAGCACGCCGTTGGTGGTCTCAAAGAATGGCTTCATCTGGGCGTCCACGATCTTCTGGAAGGCCTCGATCTCCTCGTCGGTGTTCGGCGCCGTGGCCTGGATGGCGGCCTTCCAGTGCTGTCCGCCGTTGAAGATGTAGTTGCTCATGGCCGTGTTGGCCAGCCTGCCGAAGCTCTCCGTCATGGCGTCCAGGATCGGCCTTATGTCCTTGCCGTTGAGCACGATGTGCATGGCCTGGGAGACGCCCACCCGGTCCCGGGTGCGGTTCCGCCAGGTCACGCCCCGGTACACCGTCGCCGGCTCCGTGGTGTCCACCGTGAAGCTGTCTGCGATCACGAAGCCCTCGCCGTAGGGCTCGTCGATGATCAGGACCTCGCCGTCCTCATACAGGCGGGTCACCAGCTCGTGCCAGAAGGCCGAGGCGTTCTGGTTCCGGTTCGGCTCGTAATTCCACCGGTACCATTCGTTTCCCTTTTTTTCCTTCCCAGCCTGAAAAAAGCGCATTTCCGCGTTTCCGATGTAGTTTGCGATGATGTTGACGCAGGCGTAGAAGGCGGCCTTGCGGAGCCCGAACTCCAGGGCGTCCTTGGTCATCAGCTCCCGGACCTCGTAACCCTCCGGCGCCTTCAGAAAGTTGCCTCTTTTCTCGCCTACCGTGCGCTTCCCGGGCGAGCTGCCGCCCAGCAGCCAGTCCAAAATGCCCATCGCGCACCTCCTCTCACTTTTTTATCCGTAGGGACCGGCGTCCCCGACGGCCCGTATCTGTAGCGGCGCACAGTGTGCGCCACGGCATTACCTCCACACGATCGGCGGCGGAGGCGGCCGCAGCGGCCCGCTGTTGGCCGGCAGCGCGTCCTCCACGCACTCCGCGGCCACCAGGGCCATGAACGGGTCCGTCTTCCGGCTCTTGGCCTCGATCTTGCCATAATAAAAATTCCCGGTGTCGGAGCCGATGCCCCGGGACGCCGGAATGCGTTTTGTGTTGTTTGTTGCCCAGCGCAGGGGAGGGTAGTCCCCCCACACGTAGAGCCCCCGGTCGAAGATGGAGGCGATCAGCGGCTCCACCTTCATGATGTCGCTGGGCCGGATCAGCTTCACCTTCTGCTTGTCCCTGGCGTCGAAGCCCGCCTTGATCATGGCGTCCGAGACCAGCGTCCAGCGGTAGGAGTCCATAGCGAGCTTTTTGATCCGGTAGAGCTTCCCGGCGTTCTGGAGCCAGGCCCCCAGCAGCTCCGGCGAGATCGTCGGCTCCTGGACCAGCGTGCAGTAGCCCGCCGTCACCCAGTCGCCCCAGGGCACCCGCACCCGGGGCAGGGTCTTTGATTGCTCACAGATCCAGGTGTGACAGCGCACGAGCCGCTCCGCGCCTCGCCGGAACAGCAGCGCCACCGAGGCCCAGTCGTTCAGCTCGGCGTAGTCCAGCCCGGCCACGCAGGTCCAGCCCTTCATCTCCTCCGGCGCCGGCAGCGGCTTTTTCGTTGCCAGTATTTTCTCGTAATCCGTGACCGCCAGCTCCGTGAAGCCCTTCCGGATGCCCATGCGCTTCGCCAGAAAGTCCCCGTGCCGCTCCGGCTCGGTGAGCCAACCGTAGTATTCCCGCTTCGTCTCCCGCCGCAGCGTCGGCAGGTAGGCCCAGGATGGATTTGCCATCGGCCAGTTGGCCGGGTCCCGGACCTGCTCCTCCTTTTCGAGGCGGCAGATAAAGGGCAGCAGCCCGTGGTCCTTCTCCCCCTCGAAGAGGATCCGGTCCCCCTGCTGCAGCCAGGTGTCCAGCGGCCCGTCGTTTATTTTGCCGTTGCTGGTAAAAATCCCCGTCCGGGGCTCCGGCGTCTTTCCGAGACCGCTGGTAAATACGGATACGTTGTCGAATGAGACGTACTGGTGCACCTCGTTGAAGATGATCACGCCCGAGCGCAGGCCGTCCCGGTTTTTCGCGTTGTTGGCCCAGCCTCGGACCGTTCCGCCGTTTTTCAGCCCGTCCGCGCTCTCCTTGGTGTGATGCCAGAAGCGGTTTAGCTTCGCGCTCTGCTTCGGCTTTTCGAGCACCCGGATCAGATCCTTCAGCGGCCTCGTGGCCTGGACCTCGTCGTTTCCGCAGATGTCCACGTCGTAACTCGGCACCGGATTGTAGGGTGAAGTCAGGCAAAAGGCAGCAAAAGCTATGAAGCCGTCTTTGCCGCCTCCTCTTGCCAGCATGGCCGCCAGGGTGTCCCACCTGGGGAATCCCTCCTTGTCGAAGCTGCACAGCCACAGCGCCAGCAGGAATTTCTGCCATGGAAACAGGTTGAAGGGAAAATATTTCTGGAGCGCCAGGTAGTTTGCCAGCCGCTCCAGGTCCATGTAGATCTCCTCGGTGTTGAATGCCTTCCGGACGTAGGCCGCCAGGGCCAGCTGCGCCTTGCAGCTCCGCGGGTTGTCGCTCTCCACGAGCTCGATGTAGTCCAGGACCTCCCGCGGCAGCTCCGCGTCGCTGCGGATCCTCCGCATCCCCGCCACCGGCATCCCCGCCGCTCCGTACTCTGCCTCCCCGTATGGGCCGATGCCCACATCGGCCCTTTTCCCGGTTTTGTCATTCTGCGCGGATGGCAGCGGAGTCGAAGAATCCGCGTCCCCCGTCTTTTTCCCGCTGGCGCCCTCAGAGCGCATCGTCCTCGTCCTCCGGCGCCTGGTTCTTCACGGCCAGCTCCTGGCAGCCCAGGGCCTTGTAGATCTTTGCCATCTGGGCGCTCACTCGCACCCGGGCGGAGACCGAGCAGTTTTCCACGGGCAGCCCCCGCTTCTCGTCCATGACGGTGACGCCCCGCTCCTGGATGTCTTCCTCTAACTCTGCCCGAGTCCACCACAGTTCCAGGTAGTCGCCCACCATATCGCTGTATATCTGCTCGGTGAGCCCCCGGGCCTTCAGGCTGTCCAGCATGGACCTCTGCAGCGCGTTGGCCTTCCGCTTCAGGCTCAGCCGATCCCGGACGGCCTGGACCTTCTGGTCGTATTCGTCGAAGATTTTGTTTCCCACGGCGTCGCCCCCTCTCTGATCCTCGCCTGTAGCGCGGGTAATCTGCCCGCTCGTTTTTTTATTGTCATTTTTTTAACCATGGCAGAGGGAGCGAAAGACTTTTGCCTTCCGCTCCCGATTCTTTTATGCTATTATGTTACATCATTTTTTTGGCCCGCGGACCGCAATTTTTTTGCAGGTCAGCACGTCCACGATCAGCTTTTTAATCATGTTCGGTTTTCCTTATCGCGTTAAGCAGCTCTCTGGCCTCTTGTGCGTCCTTGTTTCTTTCTTCTGCGCAGTTTCCGCAATATCTTATCGAAATCTGCTCGTAAGGGCAGGCGCTGCAGTTAGGGCAGCAGCATACCGCCTGTATCACTCTGTCGATCGCGTTAATTCCCATATTTTCCCTTCCTTCATGGCTCGGATTTTTCTTTCAAATTCCTCTCGAAACTGTCCCTCTACTTCTGCGAGCCATTGCTCGTTGGTTATAGCTGCCCCCGGCTCCGGCAGAACCGCGGACAGATGTATCGTCATCGTTATTTGTTTGTTTGTACTTCTGATTCTTACTATTTCCAATTCTTTCGGCGCTTCTATTTTCATTTCATATTCCCCCTCTGACTATTTCCAATTCTTTCGGCCCTTTAATTTTTATTTCATATTTTCCCTCTGGCATTGCTGTTATTTTCTCGCATTCAGGGCAGCGCAGAAAATAATTTTCAATTTCATGTGTTTTTTCCCATCTTACCGTTGTGACTGTTTTGCCGCAATAAGCGCATTTGTATGTTATTTGCTTTTTCGGTTCGTACCATTCTTTCGGCGGAACGAGCGGACACCAGCCGTTCATCCCTCTTTTTGGATCCCTACAGTTTGCACAGCCCCGGAAATCTTCACACTCCGGCGCCATGACCGCCACGTACCGCAGTCCTCCCGGCGTCCACACCCTCCCGTCGATAGAATGCCGCAATCCTGCCTTGACCTTCCCGTTCCGCAGGCCCTCCAGCCCCTCGCCGGCCTCCGCCGCCTCGTCCAGCTTCTCCCAGTATCGCTCCTTCATGGCGACCGGCGCGCAGATAGTGATGGCCGCGATTTTGGCGCGCAGCTTCTCGGAGAGCAGCGCCTCGAAGAGTTCGTCCGCGTTGTCGATCAGGAAGCCTCCTCGCTTGTCGATCTCCTCGAAGGTCATATAGCCCCTGCCGGTCGGGTAATCTCGGCAGTTTCTTCTCCTGTCGAGCACGACCTCCTGATAGCTGCGCACCCTTGGGATCTCCACGCCCAGCTCCCTGGCCGCCGCTTCGACGAAGGCCGCCTGCTGAATGCTCGGCGTCAAGATCGGCTGCCCGCTTATCGCCGATATGTAGATCAGCGCCGTTGTCCTTCCGCTCTGTCGTTGTCCGTTAATGATTTCCATCTTCGCCTCTCCTTTCGATGCTGTTCCATTCTTCGATTGCTTCTTCCGGCGTTTCGTAAAAATCGACCTGTAATCTGTTGCAGGCCCAGGTCGGGTAGTCAACATAGTATAGCGGTTCGCCGCTTGATCTATCGCCGTCCAAAAACACCTCTTTATTTCCGCACCACGGGCATTCTTCCAACACCGGCTTCATTTCTCTTGTTTTGCTCCTGATGTCGTTTAGCGCTCGCAGCTTTTCCCTCGTGATCATTGTCTTTCTCCTTCCATTTTGTCCAACATTTCCACCAAGGCCTTCTCCCTGGCGCTTAGTGCGAAGACCTTAGCCTGGGCGGCAGCCTGGGCGGCAGCCTGGGCGGCAGCCTGGGCGGCAGCCTGGGCGGCAGCCTGGGCGGCAGCCTGG